AAAGAGAAATTAATCAACCTATAGTTAAATCAGATGTGAATATGATATTATCTAATATAAAAGGAGTTCAATCAGTTATTGGGGTTGTATATTCAAATTTATATGATAATGCATTAGGATATTCCGGGAACACATATGATTTATCATCTGCTACTAAAAATGGTGTAATTTATCCATCATTAGATCCTAGCATATTCGAAGTTAAATTTCCATCACAAGATATCAAAGGTCGCGTTGTAAGTTACTGATTTATTTTTTCTAAATATTTATAAAAAAGGAATTAAATGTTTAGAATATTTTATGCAAAAAAAGATGCTACGTTATATGAAGTATCTTCCGAATATAATACAGGGTTAGATGAAATTTTAGAAATTGGTAAGCGATTAAATAATGATGGAGATACATTACTAAAATCTCGAAGTGTTATTAAATTCGATATGGATGAAATTACATCAGCATTAACCAAATATAATACAACAATCGATGCTTGTAAATTTGTATTGCAATTATATACATCTCATGCAAAAAATCTACCATCTGATTATACAATTTACACTAAATTAATTGCCCAAGATTGGATAAATGGAACGGGACAAGAATCTAACTTAACATTAGATGGGGTTGCGTGGAATACTCCAATGACAGGTGCCGCGTGGATATCTAGTAGTCAAAATATTAGTATTAATTCATCTTCATTTTATGCCTCCGGTAGCGGAGCGGGTGGAAGTTGGATGGCATTATCTGGATCCGGATCTTCTCTAGGAGTAATTAACTCAGAATCATTTTCACATCGAACAACAGATTTAAATATTGATGTAACTAATTCTATAAAAGTTTGGATATCTGGTAGTAATGGTTATACTATACCAAATTATGGTTTCTTGCTTCAATTTGCAGATGAAGATGAATTAAATACTGCAGTTGCTGGAGTTGTTAGATTTTTTAGTCGCGAAACCCATACCATATATGTCCCTAAAATCACAATGTATTGGGATAACAGCACATTTACAACAGGATCATTAACTCCAGCAAATATAGAATCATATGTAATTTATTCGCATATTAAACCAGCATATAAAGATACTGAGATTAGTAAAATTCGTATATATGCTCGCGATAAATATCCACAAAAATCTCCAACTAATTTGTTTCCGATGGAACAGGTTAAGTTTTTACCGACAACTACATATTATGCAGTTTATGATGCCGCTACAGATGAAGCCATAATTCCGTATGATAATATTTATAATAAAGTAAGTTGTGATACCACCAGTAATTTCATTTATATTGATATGAATAGTTTTATGCCAGAACGTTATTATCGTATAGAACTAAAACTTGTAGATGGATTTACCGAACAAATTGTCGATGACAAAATTTATTTTAAAGTAGTTAGATAATGGAAAAAAATATTAATGTGAATCCTGCTCCACAGCAACGAAGTGATGCTACATCTGTTGATTTAGACCAATTTGCTCGATATAAAGCAAATGGATTAACTTATGTGTCAGATAATATAAATATTATTCCTAGGAACACAGCAGGCGACATTATTATACAACAGTCTGCTGGTATGAATGAACTTTTAATTATTGAACCAATGGTTGTTAATATTTCAACAAAGTCTGTGTTGCGAGTTATTGATACTAGTTTTCAATATTATAAATTCCCAGTTTCAACTATCGATGTAATTGATGATAATGCTGATTTAGATATCAATTTAACTGCAGATAATCCAATACCGAATGCACCGGATCCTATAGAAATTGATAATATATCTACGAGATATACTATACCATATAAAGACAGTCCACAAGGTGTTCCAGATCCGTGGTATAGACTAAATACATCATATCCAAGTACGTGGTTTACTAATGGTGGTGCTACAATAGGAGGGTTTACACCATTACAATTTACTGGTGGCAATCAAGTAACCCCGTATACGTTTACGTTGACACCGGATGTGATTGATACTATAAGAACTAGAAATAAGACTATTAGATTTTTCATACAAATGCAAATTGTACCATTAGTAGCTGCTTTAAATACTGGTATTCAAATGAGATTAAAGCGTGGAAATCCTGAAGTTTGGTATGGTGGTACGGACTTAGGAACATTGACTACAGAGACAAAAGGCGACTATAATGCGGGACTATATGCTATTTTATCCATGGAGTATATTTTAGATGTAAACAATATATCCGAATATGATGTATTTACTGTAGAAGCACAATGTGGTAATCCATCTTTTTATTCGGGTGATGTTACCATATGGCGTATAGAATTAATTGATATCCCAGAAAATGGGGTAACTGGTGTAATTTCTATTAGTGATAAAACAACATTAAAACTTAACGATGTTATAATAATAGACGGACGAGAATAAAGATGTTAAACCAATATAAAAATACCGATGCAATACAGGCTGCTATAAACTCAGTTTCTGCCAATCGGTTTGATCCGTCAAAATCTAAATTAATGGCTTACGATTTTGCGGTATCGCCTACAATTACACAGTTAGATAACGTTACCAATCGTAAATATGAAATACATTTTTATTCTGGAGATTCGTGGATTACTGGGAACCACCAAGTACCCCAAATACAAAAACTACCGGAATATCGAGATTCTATTACTAATAAATTAATTAAATTTTCTGGTTCTCCTGTAGCAATTAATTTATACGATGAATTAAGTCAATTACAATTAAATGCTGGTAAATTTAAATTTGTTGTTAATTTCTTTGAAAATTTAATAGGAGATTATAATGAGCAATATATTCGTATAGATGAAATTTCTCCAGATCGTACTGAAATTCGATTACGTGCGATTTCTGACAGTAATCCTAAATTTCTATCACAGATTACTAATTATATTAATACAGTTACAAGGCCGAGTAATCATACAAAATCTACATATTTCGAAACATATTTATTAAACTTTAGCCGCAATCAAACGGTTATGTTTGTTAATAGTGTAGTAATTGGTGATTATTTATATGTTAAATTATCAGAACCATTACCTGATACTTATAAAGTAGATTTTAAATGTTGGGTTGTTAAGGAATTAAAATCTGCATATATTGATACCGTCGCTATAGCGGTAAATGAATTGCAACCACAATTCAAAACATTAGCAAATCCGAATTGGCAAGCAAGTGCAATTTATAATACATCGACAGAGACAAATTTAAAAACATGGAGTGATTTATTAGGATCATCTATACAGACATCACAACAAATTGTTGATTCATATTTTTCTGGAAGTTTATCTGGTATTGATTTAAATATTGATTATTCGGATTTAAATAACTTTATATTTTATAGTTCAGCAACAGAACGTTTAGAAAATTTTAGATATAAATTAGAATTATTAGAATTTTATTCATCACAAAGTTTAGTTGTTGCTGGAATTTCTGGTAGTATTGCTACTACTAATGCTGCAGATTATCTCACTTTACGAACTAATTTAATTAGTGGATTTGATTCATATGAAAAGTTTTTATATTATGAATCATCTTCTAAATTAACTACAAATAATATACCACATCCAAACCCAAATGTATATAGTTTAACTGGGAGTTATATAACTCCGGTACCTAAAAGCAATACAACTAAACCATATACAAATGTATCAGTATCTAGTCCAACATTCACTGCGTGGTATGATACAACTTATAATTATTCGGCACAATATGATAGTGTAAATGATAATGCGTTAAGTAGATCAATACCAGAATATATAACATTTAATGATGATAATACAAATACATTAATATTTGTTAATATGTTAGGGCATCATTATGATATACTTTACACGTATATTAGTCATATGACCCAAATTAATAAACGAGAAGAAAATCCTAAATTAGGAATGCCGAATGAATTGTTATATTCAGTTGCAAAACAATTTGGTTGGAATTTAACAGATGGAAATCAATATCAGGAATTATGGCAATATGTTTTAGGTACAGATGAAGTAGGAACTCCTACTACTGGATCTAATTCAGTTAACTCTACTAGTTTAGCCGGTAAAGATATGACATATACAGTTTGGCGACGAATTGTAAATAATTTACCATTATTACTAAAATCAAAAGGAACTAAGAGAAGTGTGCAAGCGCTACTATCATGTTATGGTATTCCTAATTCAATGATTAGTATTAATGAATATGGCGGACCTAGAATTGATCGAGCGCCGATATATGAAAAATTAAATTTTGATTATGCATTAGATTTAATAACAAATAGTGCAGGTCTTGTAACTACGAATTATTCACAATCAATAAACACTGTAGAGGTTCGTTTCCGTACAGATAACGTGGTTACAAATCCAACAATGCCAAGCACTATGAATTTGTTTTCGGTAGGTAACAACCATGTTACATTAGATTATACGAGTGGTACATTAGGTACTATTAAAATAAATGGTACTTCGTCTGCGAATATTGAAATGTTTGACGGTGGATGGCTTACTGCTATGCTTAGAACTACCGGATCCGATTTGCAAGTAGTAGCAAAAAGATCTAAATATGGTAAGTTGGTTGCTGCGGTATCAGCATCAGCCGTATCTGCATTTGCATATTCAGGTAGTGTCGTTTTTGGTAATACGAGTGCCGGGGCTTCTAGACTAAGAGGAGAACTTCAGGAATTTAGATTGTGGTCATCTAGCTTAGGAGATTCTGCATTTAATAATCATGTTAAAGCCCCGGCTGCATATGATGGTAATGCAGATGCATATACTGAATTAATATATCGATTACCGTTAACACAAAAAATTAATCACACATTAACTGGTAGTTTATCTGGGGTTGAACCACGCCCATCTAGCATATCTTCGTCATTTACTAGTTGGTCAACTGCGACTCCATATGATTCGATTGAAGAAATATATTATTATGATAGTATTTCAATTGGTGCTGGAACATATGATGATAATAAAATACGTATTGAACAAAATGAATTGGTTGGAACATTAGATGTTAAAACTAGAGCAGAACGTAGTCAATTCGATAAAGCTCCTCTAGACAGTAAAAAATTAGGAGTTTATTTTTCTCCACAAACTATGATCGATGAAGATATCATTGCTCAATTAGGATTTACGAGTTTAGATGAATATATCGGTAACCCATATGAAATCGAACCAGATTCATATCCAAAATTAATACAAGCTGCATCTGCATATTGGAAAAAATATGAAACTAAAAATGACATTAATGCTTATATAAAAATATTCACATTGTTTGATCTATCATTTTTTAGACAGTTAGATCAGTTATTGCCAGCCCGCGTAAATAAAATAACGGGTATTGTAATACAACCAAATTTATTAGAACGTAATAAAGCAACTATACTTCCAACCGTAGGACGGGAAGATGAATCATATTACTCACTTATAGAAGAAACAAGTCCAACTGCTACAGGTGATTATTTGCAATACACCGGAAATGTAGATAGTAAGGTATTAGAAATTGTAGCAATCGACGATGACCAGTGGCAGGCATATTTAACAGCATCGATTGATGAAAAATATGCTGGATTTCCATATTCATATAACTATTTAATACATTCAGGTAGTACTTATATTACGGCATCAACTCCATATTGGATAAGTGAGCCACTAGGGCCAACAATTACCGGTAGCGCTGTATCGGAATTTAGTTATATTGCATCAACTATTAAATATTTAGAATTTTTTACATATTATGGTACAGGATCATATGGAACTGCTACATATTCAACACCTCGTGTATGGTCCGGTACTTTTTCACAGCGTCAAGATTACTTGCCAACCGGGATTGCCAATCAACGATTTGAAGGTGCAAAAATGGTATCTGCCGATTTTAATATAAATTCTATCGATACAATTGATGGTGGTCCGGTAGCAGAATGGAATTCAGTTAATGCAAATCAATTAATATATCAAACTTTAAATAACAATCAAGGAAGTTTTAGATTGGTGTAAAATTTATACATTGTATATTTATATAAAATAAGGTTAAAACAATATGGGATATTTAGATAATACAAGTGTTACTATCGATGCAATTTTGACATTGAAGGGACGTGAATTATTAGCAAAGGGCGGAAACGCATTTAACATTACACAGTTTGCTGTAGGTGATGATGAAATTGATTACACATTATGGAATCCAGATCATCCATTAGGAACTGCATATTATGGCACGATTATAGAAAATATGCCAATTACAGAAGCAATTCCAGATGAAACTCAAGCATTAAAATATAAATTAATTACGTTACCAAAACAAACAACTAATATACCTGTTATTAATGTTGGTAATACATTTATATTATTAGCAGCGCCGGGTAATTCTGCGACAATTGTTCCTAATACATCTAACTTCCAAGGAGGTAATGCTAATTTAGGATACACTGCAATACTGTCAGATTCAACCGTTGCTGATTTGCAAGTTACTCGTGCATTGCAAAATTCAATATTACCGACTGCTCCGAGATTCATTGGAGATAATGAAGATGCTCAAAGTGTTGCAGTTGCTGGATTTGAATTCCGAGTTGTTGCTAAAACACAAATGATTTCAGATAAACAAGCTACCATTACTATTATTGCAAACGAAACAGGTGGAAGTGTAACAATTAATTTAACAGTTAAACAAGTAACGACTGCGACTATCTAAGGTAAAGAAATATGAATACAATGAATTTAATTACTCGATTAAAACAATATCCTCGTCAGGGGATAGCAAAAGCAACGCCTCAACAATCGCTAAATCCACAATCATTACCACAAAATACTAGTGCATTATCGGCTGTTGGTACTGTTGCTAGTGTCCGGGACAATGGCACTGCAGCTGCGGTTAATGATCAAATTACATTATTAGCACAACAATTGGCTAATCAAATGATTGCGGATCAACAACAAGCTCAATTGGCTGCTAAAAATGGTCGTACTTATACTAAATTTGATATGGCAAATGATGTTATTGCAAATCAAACAGAAGTTGTTACTGGTGGATTGTGGAGCGATAATGTTGCAAGTTTAACAACATATTTTTCATCTAGTGCAGAAACGATAACACAACGTCGATATTATATTGATACATATCAAGCTGATCCTGCAACTGATACTGCTGCGGTACAATATTCATTAGCATATGGAAATGCATTAGGTAGCGGATCTGATTCTCAAGGTCAATTGAATGATTCTCCGTCTAAAGCAATTTATTCTCAGTATAAACAATTGTTATTAGCACCTGGCGATACTAGATTCACAACTGCAGGTTCTGGGAGCACTGACAGTATTTATGTTGTTAATTTTAAACGTAATAGATTGCGCGAGCGATTAGATCCAGGAAATTTTGAATTACCATTAACTAAAGTAACATCTAGAGATTCAAATGCAACCGGTAGTGTGGTAGTTGGAACAACGGTAGTTACATTGATTGATGATTCTGTTGCATCCACAGGTTCGATTGGTCAATCTGGTAGAGTATATAACATTGTATCAGGGTCTATTAATGGGGGTATATATACCACCGGTGGAAATAAAGTTTATTATGGGTTAGTATATCCAGATTATGGTACACTTATACTTGATGGTAAAATGTTAGATAACAAATTGACATTTTTAACTAATACAGGATCTAGTTCAGAAGGTAACAATCATTTTGCATTATTCCATTCAATATCTGGGTCTGCATTATTTACTGATCCTGCTACTAGTGATCCATATGGCTTCTTAGCAAGAAATTCAGAAAAAGTAACTAGCACACATTATTTTGTTCGTATTAAAAATGCAGAATATAATTTTTCAAATAATCCTTCATATATAACAGGTAGTGTAGGTCAATTAGCACAAACAACATTTGTAGGTGATCCAAAAACATATATCACTACAGTTGGATTATATAATGATCGTCAGGAATTGTTAGCAGTAGCAAAATTAAGCAAACCATTATTGAAATCATTCCAGCGTGAAGCACTTATACGAGTTAAGTTAGATTTCTAAAATAGCTCATTGAATTAAGCCCTGTTATATTTATATTAAATGTAGCAGGGTTTTTACTGAATATGGCAACATCAAATTTATCAATAGCAAATAATAATGATACGTATCATGGAATATATCCATCTGTTTTAAAAAAAATAGATCGGGTCGATGTATCAACTATTCCGTTTCAAGTTTATAAAACATGGACTGCAGTATCTGGTAGCTCTACTAGTAGTATGTTACCATTGCAAGGAATATATAGCGATCCGGATTATCTTCCGGCATTAGGATCTGAATTAACATTTAATGATTTGGCTAATATCGATGGTAGTTTACAAACTATTACATATTATTCAATAAATCATTTATTTTACAAGTATAAAACTAGTCCTATGAAATCATATGGACCTACTGATTTAACTAAAATATCAAAATATTTATATCAATCAGCATCTGTACTTTCTTTTCCACAAATAAAAATAGGAGAAGGAATAAAACCAGGTTCATTTAGTTTTACTGGGTCGACAGTGAATTTAGCATCGGATAGATATAGCAATATGTATGATGTTGCATTTAATACCGCATCTATTGTTTCTGATTGTAAATTTTATGAAGGATTTAATGAATATTTTAATGAATCTATTCTTAAACAGAATACATATTATGGTAATTTAACAGCAGCTACAGGCATACCAACTACTACCGGAGGAACATTACCAATTGGGTATGCTGCAAACTTTAATCTAAGTTCAGCAATGATTGTATCAAATGAATCAGTTCCTGGATATTATGATCGCGATCATGATTATGCAATTTCATTTTTTGTTTCTGCATCTAATACCGGTACTCGCGAGCAATTGTTAATTGTTAAAAGTGGAACTAGAAAGCCATATTATATTGCAGTACAACCTAATAAAAAAATTATTTTTTATATTGTAGGTGCATCACCAGAAGCGGCGGTTAATGCATATATAGATCCTACTAAAATAAAACATGTTGCTGTTACTGGGTCTACTGCAGTTAGTAGTAGTTGGAATCATGTTGTATGTCAAAAGTCTGGCAGCTATATGCAGATTTATGTTAATGGGGTATTAGAAACAAATACAGATCAATCTTTATTAAAAGTTCCAAATTCTCCAGTTTCGGAATCGATGCGTATTGATAGCCTTGGAGATATATACGTAGGTGGATGGAAGACTCTGTCGGCTAATAATTATAATGGGAAATTAGACGAAATACGCATATATAACAAATCATTAACTGCGACTGAGGTTGGTTATATAGCAGACCGGTCTGAAGGAGGTACGATGCTACAAACCAATGTAGTGGGTAACGTGTTTTCTAAACAAGGATTAGCAGTTATATCATCACCAGATTATAGATATGCGGATATTATTAAACAACCATTTACTTCTAGTTATAAAAGCACAAAAACGATATATGAATTAAATGTGTTAGCAAAATTAGATGCTGGTGATTTTAATATGTCATTAAACCATACATTGACAAATGATGATGATGTAACATATAGAAATTTT